CCATCAGATCCTGCCGCATGCCGCGCAGCACGTTCATCATGCCGGTGCCCTGCTGGATCATCATCGCGTTCTGGCGGACCTGCTCGCCGCCGCGCCAGACGAAGGTGAAGCCGTGGCGGTTCTGTAAGGGGCCGACCTCCTGCATGACGGCCTTGCGGCCCTCGTCGCCGTACATCCGGATCGTGATGTCGCGGTCGCGGAACTGGTAGTCATAGTCCACGATCAGGGCCGTCGCCCGAGTCAGGATGCCGCGCTCGATCACCGTGACGGCGGTCGCGGTGGTCAAGAGATCGACCGCCTGCTCCTGCGCGACCTGCGCCTGGTTCGGCTTGCCGGAGCGGGTCTGCTGCGGCAGCATCGACGGATTGACCCCGAGCGTCTGGAAAATCTGCTGGATCGCCATCTGCACCCGCGTCATCGCCCGCGGGGTCAGGTCGGGGAAGGTCAGGAGATTGACCGCATCCGGCGGGATGTCCCACACCGCCCCCATGTTGAAGACCAAGGGGCCGTTATATTTTTCCGGGTCGCGGGTGACGATCGGCGCGGCCGAGAGCGTCGCGGCGTCGGCCCCCTCGTTGGCCGCGTCGTTCGCCTCGTATTGCAGGCTGTCGACATAGGAGATCAGGGACGGTCCCTTGAACGCGCCCGACATCTTCTTGACCGGGCGCGAGAGCAGCGGGCAGCGGTCGTTCCAGTACGGGTTGCGCTTGGCGCCGAGTTGGGCGCGCTGCGGGCCGAAGAAGACGCGGCAGAGGCGGGGGTCGCCGTCCTCGTGATATTTCCCGTCACGCAGCGGCAGCATCGTCCAGGTTTCCCAGACCGTCGCCTCCTTGCCGCCCTTCTTGATCTGCGCGTGTTCCAGCAGCGCCTTCTCGATGTCGCGGTCGCCATTCGCGACCTTGCCCATCTCGTCCTTGAGGATTTTCGCTTCGTCGGCCCTGATGTCGCCCTGCTTTTGCAGCCGGTCGATGTCGAATTTTCCCCAACGCCGCACGATGCTCACGCTGCCTCCGCGCGCCAACGCCTCCTCCTCGGTGTCGGCGGTCTGGGGCAATATCAGCACGTCGGTATCGTGCAACACCTCCAGCACCGGGAAGCCCTCGATCACGTCCTCTTCGGCGACGTCATCGATGTCCTCGCCGGGCGCTTCCATGCCGGTTTCCGGGTCGCGGGGGCCATGTGTTTCACGTGAAACAATCTGCCGCTCGACCTCGGCCCAATCGACATAGAGATTGTATTGCCCCTCGACATCGCCGTTCCGGATCAGCGGCTCGACCACCTGCGTCTTGGCCTCGCGCCCGTCGATATAATGGTCGAGCAGGGCCACCAGCGCGCTCTCGGTCGAGCCGTCGGCGGCGATTGCCTGCACATAGCGCCCGCCCTGCGGGAACAGCTGGTTGACGAAGCGCGTGACCCGCGCCTCGATCGCGTCGTGGATGATCGGAAAGTAGATGTCGGCGATGCCGTTATAGTAGCGGTTGCCGTTGGCGACGCAGTTGTAGCAGTCCCAGTAATCGGCGATCGCGTCAGCACGGTCAGCTTGGTCGTGAAAGCCCTTCTCGACATCGCCGAACAGGTCGTCGAGGCGGGCACGGATGCCGCCGCGCGCGTTGGCGTTGCGCCGGCCGAGCAAATCCTGGTCGCGGCGCGGGGCCGAGCGCTCCTCCTCGGCCTCCGGCTCCTGGCCTTCCGCCTCGTCGTCAGCCATCGCACTTCAACGCGTCCACCTGATCCTTCAGGATGCGCCTGAAAGCCCCCGCGTCAGAGCGACCCTCTTCGGCGACAGCCATCGCTGCACGTATGAGGCGGTCCCTCGTTTCCCTGTCCTGCGGAACGCCCCACTCATCGAACCATGAATCGGTGAAGCGAATGACAGCCGCCCGATATTGCTCGGAGGTCGTCACAGATTACGGCTTCGGCTCGGTCAGGCGGGCGTGGGCGGCCTTCAGGCGATAGATGGTCGAGCGCATCCCGGCCAATGCCGGCACGCTATCCACCATGCTTTCCATCGCCGCCACGAGATCGCCGAGCATGCCATGCACCGGATCGATGACGACGGGCTTGATGTCCTCCGGCCTGACGTGGCCGGCGGCGTCCGCCTCCTTCAGCGCCAGCGCGTCGAGTTCGGTCTTGTCCGCGTCGGTGATCTGCCCCTTGGCTTCGGCGGCGCGCAGGGCCTGCAATTTAGCCGCCTCCTCGGGGTCAGGACCCGGCGGCAAGGGCGACCTCTCCAATGCCGCAAGCTCGGCGGCGGCGGCTTCGTCGAGCGGCGAGAGCGCGGCCATGCGGCGCAGCTCGGCAAGGCGCGCGGTCTTTTCCGGGGTCATCACATCGACCGGCGGTGCAGCTGCCGGCTCGGCCGGATCGTGCCAACTCGGGTCAATCGGCGGCGGGGACTGCGGGGCAGTGGTCGGGTCGATATCTCCGGTGTGATCTACGTCGGACATCAGTTCCTCCGGTCCCGTTGGGGCATCGCCGTCTTGTACCGCTGCCCGAAGCGGTCGATTGCATACGGCTGTTCGGTATCCTCCGTTTCGTCCTTTTCCGCAAGCCCGGCGCGCATGATTGCCAGGAACGATTCGAGGCCCTCCATCAGCAGGCGGTACGGCCCCTCCTCGGCGAAGTCCTGGAGGCGCCCCCGGACCAGGGCTCGCGTGTAACCGCCGGCCAGGGCTCGCAAAGTCCACTTGGCTGATGCGGCCACCTCGACCACGGGCATTCCCCTGGAACTTTTGCCAAGCAGATCGTGCAGATGCAGAGCGCCCTGGGCCTCGGCGCCACCAAAACGTATCTCCGCCGGTAGAGCGCGAACCGCTTGAGCCAGGCCCACATTGGTATATTTCTCCCCGTGCACCGGCGGCACTACCCAAACGGGCGACGAGCGCAGGCTGACCGGCTGCGGCCCGGTGATCTTCAGCATCTCGTCCCACGAGCGAGGGCGCGGGATCGCCATGCCGAAGCGCTGGGTATCGGCAAACAGCGAGGCCTCTGTATATATAGAGTGTACCAGCTCGGCCGGGCTGCCCTCGGCGACCCAATCGGCCAGCACCGTCAAGGAGCCATCATGGACTTGCAGCAGGACGGCGGCGATCATCGCACGGGTAGCGTGGGCGGCGAGGAAGAGGGGGCGGCCGGCGGCGTACTCAGCATCGACAACGACGTGCTCCGCCTGGAAGTTGTCATAAATCGGCAGGCCGGGCCGCATGGTGAGCGCGTATGCCAGCGCGTTTGGCGCGTCAATGCGGCCGGTCGGGAAGTTCAGCAACTGCTCGGTCAATGCGGGGAGTGGCTGCGCGAACTCGGCCTCGCGGTTGGCGAAGAAGGGCTGGAGGCCCCGAATAAAGTCCAGCTTACCCCGGGGCGCACGGACACCTCTAAGCGGTAGGAATGACCCTCGCCTGACCATCTCATGCCGGAATGGCTGAAGCAGGAATTGCTCAAGCCCATCCTGCTCAACGCCCAGCCATACCGGGTCGAAGCGTTCCGCAATATCAAAGCCGAGAGCCACGATCTCATCCGGCAATAATAGCTGGGCATCGGCACCCCACACCACCAGGCGGTTGCCGAGCCAGGACCACACCGCCCATCCGGTCGTCGCCGAGCGCTGGTTTATCGTCCGGGCCGGGTCGATCATCGCGTAGGTCGCCTGCCAGGAGCGGACCCTCGGCTCGACCCGGATCATCTCCTTCTTGAACACCTGGTCCGAATCGCTGACCGCCCTGCACATCATCTCGCGGTCCCAGACGCCAAGCTCGCCGACACTCTCGTAAGTGCGGCGCTCGCGGTCGATCCAGGGGAGCGGGAATCGGGCGGGCCATGACGCCTGCCGGCGACCCTCGTTATCTATATACTCGATCGGAAAGGTGTGGGACGGCCAGCCGGCCTCGCGCGCCAGACGCAACGGCACCGCATCCTCGTTCATCGGCGTCGCCCGGATGCGCACCTTGCGCTGCGGATCGCAGGCTTGCAGCAATTCCGCCAGGAACCAGCGCATCGTCTTGACCCGGCCCTCCGGGGTCAGCACGTTGTCCTTGTCCTCGAAATCATCGACGAAGACGAAATCCGGGCGGTAATCGAGGAATTTGATGCCGCGGATGTCCTGGTCGCGGCCGAGGGCCTGGATGCAGACGTTGCTAGTCGTCACCAGTTTCGTCTGCCGATCGACCGAGTTCGGGCCAATCTGCTCCCCGAAATGGTCGGTCAGATAATCGTTGTGGCGCAACTCGAAGGCGACGGAGGCGAGGCGCTCGGCGGCGCGCGCCTCGGACGCGCCTATAATAAGGATGTTGTGGTAGCGCCGCAGCACCGCGGCGAGCGCGATGTCCTCTTCGCCGATGGTCGATTTGCCCGAGCCGCGGAATGCCAGAATGATCGAGTAGCGGTGGTCGGACCAGAAATCGGCGACCATCTCGCGGTGGAACGGCGGCGCACCGTCCGGGTGCCGATGCCGGAAGATGATCTGGTGCGCCAGCCACTTGTCGGCCGAGAGCCGGGAGATCGTCTCGGCGATGGTGCGAACGTCGGCGTCGCTCAATCGGCCGCCTCCGCCGTCAGGCCCTGCGCCTCCTCGAATGCCGCGATCCGCTCGCCCAACCATCTGACCACAGGCACGGCCATGCTATTGCCGATCGCGCGATAGCGTGGCCCGTCAGCGGCGGGCTTGCCGCGATACGGCACGTCGGTCCAGCCATCGAAGAAGCCCTGGAGGCGCTCGCACTCGACGGGCGTCAGGCGGCGGACGGACATGCCTTGCTGGATGTGCATGGCCGCCTCCGTGCCTGGATTGCTGTTGTTGCGGTAGTTGGACCGCAAAGGTTGCGCGATAGCAGGGATCAGCGGCGTGCCGCGCCCGGTTCCGTCCTCGCTGGCGTCGAAGCCATCGGCTCGGAGGGAGTGTGTTACGGCTTGGCCTTGGTTGACTTGCAGCGTGAGCGCGCAATCCGAAGCCATATGCAGGTCCATAGAGCCGCCCTGCTGGTGCGCGAAAGCAATCGCCGGTATCACCCCAGCGTTTGCATGGCTCTTGTCGTGCGTCCCGGCCCGCAGCGTTGGGGCGATGCCGCTATGGTCTGCGCCGTGATCCTTGGCCGAGAAGGCGATCAACGTGTCAGAATCCTCTCGGTGCGCCAGTTGCGAGCGCGCCGGGATGCTCTTGGCTATGAAGTTTTCGGACTCGCCGTCGTAGCGTTGGCTGTTAGTGCCTGTTGCAATGCAGCGGGCAATTCCTTGCCCCGCTTCTCGGCGCGGCGGAGAATCCCCGCGCAGGCTTTCGGGCTCAAAAAGTACCGATGCGGCAGGTCGCCAGTCTCCAAGATATCCGACAACGAAGACGCGACGGCGGCGCTGTGGAACTCCGGCGAACTGAGCGTCAAGAATCCGGTAGGAGAACCCATACCCGAGTTCCCCCAGGAGCCCGAGGAAGGCTCCAAAATCCCGCCCTCCGTCAGACGATAGGACGCCGGGGACATTCTCCCAAACCACCCAGCGGGGCCGGATGCGGCCAACAACGCGAAGGCCGACGAGGGCCATGTTGCCATGCGGGTCATCCAGCCCGAGCCGCTTGCCTGCGACGCTGAACGACTGGCACGGGCTGCCGAACACGATGAGATCAACAGGCTCAACTGCATCGGCATCGATCCTGTTCACGTCGCCGCGGTTCGGCACATCGGGGTAGCGGTGCGCCAGCACGGCGCTCGCGAAGGGGTCTATTTCCGCCGTCCAGGCGCAGCGCCAGCCCAGCGGATTCCACGCGACGGACGCTGCCTCGATGCCGCTGAACAGCGAGCCGAAGATCATTCTTCTTCCCCCTCGTCATCATCGTCCTCGGCATCAAAGTCAGGGTCGGGCCAATCGTGCATTTCCTCGAATTGCCCGGTATCGTCGTCCTCGCCCAGCGTCGAGGACGGGTCGCCGTTTACGTCAGTATCCGCTTCGTCTTCCGGGCCGGTCATCCGGCGGATATGCTCCTCCAGCCATTCCGGCCACAAGGGCTGCCGCTCCGATGGTTTCACACCCGGCCCGCCTGACGATTGTCGCTATCCTCGTCCTGCTGGCGCTGGTCGGCGCCTGCACCATTATCTTCTATGCGGGGGACGAGCCGCAGCCAGGGGTCGCGGCTGGGTTCCGTTAGGATGCACCAGCCGAAGCCCCAGGGGCCGCGCGAGCAGTAGCAGCCGCCGGCCTGCCATTCCGGGGCGAAGTTGTGGTCGGAGCGGGCATGCAGCATGCCCATCGGGCTATGCCCCCATAGAGGGCCGACACCACCGGCGGCAGCGGTCGCACACAAAGTCGCTGCCGGAGAACGTGCGGTCTTTCCCTTTGTGCCCGAACAGCCAGCAGGCAACAGCATTCCAGCGCGGGATGAAGCCGTAGACGCGCAGAGCGTCGCGGGTGGTCATCCGCCCTATCCTGCGCTCGCCCGTCCGGTGCGACGACGGCATTGCGCTACAGCAGCGCCAGCGCGAGGGGCGCCAGCACCTTCAGCATACCCGCGAGGGAGCCCAGCCATTGCGGCGTGTTGGCGTCCACCGTCGCCGGTACGATGCCGGCCGCCAAGGGGCCGCACACCGCGTTGCCGTAGCCGACGATGGATTGGACGCGCGGATCGGGCACGGCGGAGGCCGCGCTCAGTATCGGCTGCACCGTAACGCAAGCCTGTTGCGCCTGCGCCACGGTGCCAGCCGGCGCGTCCGCTAACGCGCAGGAAGCTAGAATGCCCAATGCGGCGAGCGCCAGCACCCGGCGCATCACTCGGCCGCCTGCTGCTGGAGGTGCTCGGCGCGGTCGGTGACGTAGTTGACCTGCGTGCCAGCCTGCAAAGCCTCCATCGCCAGCCGGTCCCGGCGCTCGGCCTCCGTCTCGATCGGCGCCGCCAGATGACGGCGTGAGCGGGTCGCCTCGTCCAGCCTGGCCGCTGCCTTGCCGCGCGGGCGACCGGGAACACTATTGACAGTTTTCACCGTCAGCGTAATCTCCAAGCCGACTTTATGCATCTGCTCACGGAGCGCACGAATGTCCGGCAGGACTTTCCCGATGAGGTCGGTACGCTCCATCTCGTCGTCCGGAACCGGGCCAGAAAATAGGACATCAACGCGGAAAGGCATGGAAGTTTCTCCGAAAGCTAGCGCGTCTTTGTTATATCTTGGAAAGAGCGGACGATCTATCGGAAACTTTCGCGGGAACGAAGAAAGGCCCGCGCCTAGGGGGTGGAGCGGGCCTTTCAGGGGCGCAGACAACCCGGTTGTCAAACACGGGGAAGGCTGCTAGTGTTGCGACCGCGACGACACAACGGGCCGTATGTGCCATGTCTCAGCCGATAAGTCAAGACCCCGCCGACGAGTTGATCGAGATCGCCGTCGCCGTTTGGTTGGCGTGCGTGCGGCGAGAGGCCGATGCTGCCGGGTACGGCCGACCGATAGAGTCGAGCGAGAGGATGCGCCGCAATATCCGGATGCTCCTTATTGGCATCGAGGCGGCGGGATATGCGGTGGTGCCGCTGGAGCCGACCGCGGCGATGCAGAACGCCGGGGCCGACGTCCACACCGGCGAGAAGCGGTGCGGGACGGATTACGGTTTCGAGGCCGAACCCGAGGACATGGGCTCGATCTACCGCGCCATGCTTGCGGCGAGGCCGCGGTGAGCGAGCCGTTCAAGGTCGGCGACCTGGTGCGCCTGAAGAACCCGTGGGGGCCGGTGATGACGGTCACGGCGGCAGACGATTCGCCGCGCATCGCGCACCTCGCCTGGTTCGGCGTCGACAGCGCGCTGCACCGTGATTTGCTGCCGTTCGAGCTGCTTGAGCGGGTGTACGCGGTGGATTGGCCGGACCCACCCCAAACGCCGCCGGTGGCAGGATGAGCGAGCGTCTGGTTGTGTTCGACGCACCCGACGAGCTGAAGCACGCGTTTTTAGCGAGCGGCTTCACGCCGCACGGCCGGCAGCCGGGCGCGTGGAGCCTCGAAATCGAGCGCGGCAGCATCCTGGCCCGAGACCTTGAATACGAGATGACTGCCGTCGGCCCGCGGCCTCGCTGGTGGACGCCAGCGCGATGAACCGACCCCGGCCCGAGGAAGAGGCTGCCGTGGCGGATTGGCTTACCCGCAACCGGGTAACGCGCATGCCGAAGCGGTCTGCCACTGGGCCCTCAATCAAGAAGATCAGGGAAGCGCTCAAGGCGGGAGCCTCGATCACTTTCGAGCGCGGTCGCTCCGGCCGCACGATTACCTTTCGTAAACCAGGCACCACAGGCGCCGAAATCCCCGTCCACGATGAGGGGGGGGAACGCTTGCGCCGGCGGCGGAAACGCCGTTCGCCAAACAGAAACGGAACGCTCCCGTAGGGCCCCGGAAACGAGACCGCGGCGAGCGAGCCCGCGGTCGCGTCGAACACAAGGCTTGACGGGCCGTAAAGCAATGAAGTCGCATGACACTCGAAATTTGTCCGGATGGACCGTCGGCCCACGACACGGGCGGGAGCGCTAAAGGACTAGACACCCTTTAGCCGGAGGTGGGCGTCAGGGCCACTAAGGGCGAGAAGTCTATTCACAGAGACGCGCTCCCGTCAGTCGCAAGCACAGAAAGATGCTGCCGCGCATGCTGCCCAGCAGAACAGGCCTTCACGTCCTGCACCGGACGGTTAGGCCCAAACGGTGTTGCGGAAACCGGAAAAATGGTGCAGATTGCGAGAACGAAATCAATTTCCCCGACCCCTCCGCCGGGCTCCGGGGTTTTCCCGAACGAGGCGCCGCGGGGGGTGGCGAGGCCGGTGAAGCTGCCGAGAAAAGGCAACAATATCAGGGACTTGGCACAGGCCGAGACTGACGCATTCCACTCAACGGGTATCTGAGATACTGCGGCGCACGATCGAAGCGCACCGGTTTACCCTGCCACCTCCGACCGATACCAGGCCGCCGGCGTTGTAAGCTACACGGCGGCTATTCGCTCCTGCGCGGCCGCGGCGGCAGCTCGACGGTCCGGGCGCGGTCGCGAGCCAAGCTGCTGCAACAGCTGCGTCGCGCAATGGGGCTGCCGTGGTATGGTGGCCGGCCGAAGCGCAAAGAGGTTGTCGACGCTATGGTCGAGAAGGCTGCTGATCTGGCGCATGGCGCGCTTGAGGTGCTGGACGCGATCACGCCAGTCGAAGCGCAGGCCGAGCATGCGGGCGAGTTGCTGCTGCATGGCATGCAGAAGGGGCTTCAGGTCGGCGCCGACATCTGCGACCAGTACCTGGAAATGCGGCGAGCGTTCACCTTCGTCGAGATGGATCCTAAGCTGATCCGGCTGGCCTCGGATACCGCGGGATG